ACGAGATGCCCCCGAGCCCCATCCATCATTTTGTCGCCACCAGCCCAAACCAGCCCGAACCAGCGCCAACTGGCCATGATCGGCCGAGACTGGAAACGATGATCCCAGATCATGCCGGCTCACTAGCTGGACTTGTGGGGGACATGGCTAAGAAGGTGCTGCAGATTGATTTGATGCCTTGGCAAATACATGCTCTTGAAGGGATGCTGGCGGTTGACGTCAATCAGAAGTTTGTGCATCGTTCGAGCCTTGTTTCGGTTGCACGTCAGAACGGTAAGACGACAATCATCCAGGCGCTCATTCTGTTTTGGCTTGTGGAGATGCCAAAGATTCGAGGCGGTAAGCAGACCGTTGTTTCGGGCGCGCACCGTTTGGATTTGGCTTGCTTGTTGTTTGATGATTTGGCACCAATTCTTGAGGAGTATTACGGCGCCAAGATCGTGAAGTCGTACGGCCGTTATCAGGCCACGATGCCAGACGGCAGCAAGTGGTGGGTCAAAGCATTAAAGCCAAATCAAGGTCACGGTATGTCAATTGATTTGGTCGTGGTGGACGAATTATTCGACGTCAATCCCGATTCCGTGGAAGGGGGTCTCTTGCCGGCACAGCGTGCGCGCAAAAATCCTTTGGCATGTTTCTTCTCCACAGCTGGCACCGAAGAATCTGTGCTGTTTCAGCGTTGGCGTGAGGCTGGCATTCGAGCAATTGACAAAGGCGAACCGTCCACGATGTACATGGCGGAATGGAGCCCAGACCCCAGCCTTGACCCGCTCGCGCCTAGCAGTTGGAGTTGGGGTAACCCCGCACTCGGTCACACGTTGGACATGGACACAATCAGGCAAGAGTCAACTAACCCTGATCGCGCGTCGTTCTTGCGCGCATCACTTAACCTTTGGGTGTCGGTCGTGCGCGGTTGGATCGAGCCTGGGCGTTGGCCGTCCCTTGAATACACAGGGGACATCCCTAGCGGTGGCGTCGTGGCAATTGAGTCTTCGCTGGACGACTCCCGATACAGCGCAACCAGATGCGTCAACTTGTCAGACGGTCGGGTGCTTGTCACCGTGGCATTCATCGCCGAATCAATTACAGAGCTGTGGGACAACGTGCAAGAACTAGCAAAAGACCCAACAATCAGGTTCGCATTGTCGCCGACCGTGGACGCAACCTGCCCACCAAACATCGAGCGCCGCCGAGTCGTCGTTGGCTATGCCGAACTAGGACGGTTCACACCACTTGCCAAAAACATGATCGCCGAGGCACGACTGTTGCACACGGGAGAAAAATTGCTTGCTGAACATGTCCAGCGTGCCGTTGCTGTTCGCACCGACAACACGATCGTGCTATCAAGCAAGCGATCACCTGGCCCAATTGAGTTAGCGCGCACAATGGTCTGGGGAATTGGTCTATGCGCGCGACCAGTCAACAGCGGAAAGCCCATGCTTGTCGCGGTAAATAACTAAGATAAACGCGGCGACCGCGCACCTTGCCTTTTGTCGGAATCGGATAAGTCATGCGCGGTTGCCACTTATATGACAAAGTAGGATTATGGCGATTTTCAACAAAACCAAAAAAGCAGCAATAAGCCCAGCGCCAAGCAAGGCGGCAGCTGCAGGCGGTTTCGCACCTGGTTATTCATCGTCCAATGTTGGCGTAAACATGATCGGCCAGTACTACACGTATCGCGAAGGCGAAGCGCGTAACGCGGCAATTAGCGTCCCAACAATTAACCGCGCGCGCGATCTGATGGCGTCGGTAATCGGATCAATGAATCTTCGCTCATACAACGAGTTTTGGAACGGCGAAGAAATGGAAAAGATTTACATCGCTCCACGTTCATGGTTGCGCCGACCAGACCCAACAGTTTCGTTCCAGTTCCTTATGAGCTGGACTCTTGATGACCTCATGATGTTTGGGCGCGCGTTCTGGTACATCACCTCACGCACCGCCGACGGATACCCTGCCACGTTCACTCGACTGCCAGCAGGCTCAATTACTACTACCGACATGGCTGGCCCTGTGTGGTTTGCTCCATCGTCACAGGTGTATTTCCAAGGCGGAGAAATTGACCCAGCAAATCTTGTGCAATTCTTGTCTCCAGCACAAGGCCTGATCTACTCGGCACCAGGCGCAATTGAAACCGCGCTAAAACTTGAAGCAGCGCGCAACCGCAACGCATCGTCAAGCATTCCTGCCGGCGTACTCAAACAAACTGGTGGCGAACCACTTAGCGCGCAAGAACTTGCTGATTTGGCTAGCGCGTTTAACGCTGCTCGAGCAACCAACCAAACTGCAGCTCTTAACGAGTATTTGACATACACGGAAACAAACAGCACACCTGACAAGATGCTTTTGATTGAGGCGTCGCAATATCAGGCGCTTGAAATGTCACGTCTTGCAAACGTGCCACCGTATTTGGTGGGCGTTGCTACTGGCGCTTATTCATACCAGTCATCACAACAAGCGCGCGCCGATCTTTACTTGTTTGGCGTAAAACTGTATGCAGATGCAATTGCTGGCGCGCTGTCAATGGATAACGTGCTACCGCGCGGAACATACGTCGAGTTTGACGCCGATGAATACCTAGAAGAAAATTTTATGGCCGATCGCATGGACAATGAAGAAGTAGTTGTAAGAGAAAACACTCAAGAGGAGTTAGCACGATGATTAAGTTAATTGCAGGAGAATTCACGGTTGACGCCGCAATCGGCGAAGCACCAAAGCGCACGATCTCTGGAACCGCAGTTCCGTACAACGTGCCGGCAACAGTTTCGGATGGCACAGCTGTGATCTTTCGCCCAGGCTCATTGCCAGTCGAAGGAAAAGCGCCACGCCTGTTTATGTACCACGATGCCAGCCAACCAGTAGGCGTTGTCACCGAGCGCGTGGACACCGAAGAAGGCATGATGTTCAGCGCCAAGATCAGCGCAACGACCCTAGGCAATGACGCTTTGGTCATGGCCTTGGACGGCACCATTGACCAAGTATCGGTGGGCGTAAACCCAACCAAGTTCTCCTATGACGAAGAAGGCACAATGATTATTGAGTCAGCCGACTGGATGGAATTGTCCCTAGTTCCGATTGGCGCTTTTGGCGATGCCGCAAACATCACCAAAGTCGCAGCGAGTATCCACCAAGAGCCCGAAGAAGTAGTGTTAAATGAAGAAGTAGTCCCAGAACAGGAGATAGAACCCATGTCAGAAGTAACCGCACCAGCAGTTGAGGCAACAATCCCAACCGCGCCAATTTTCGCACAAGCAAAGCGCGAGTTTGTACTGCCAACCGCAGGCGAGTTCATGGCCGCTTATCACATCGGCGGCGACACGTTTAAGAACATGAACGCTGCAGTAGCAGAACACACCGCGTCAAAGCGCACCGCATTGCAGGCAGCTGCAGGTGACGTGCTCACCACCGATACACCTGGTCTTTTGCCAGTTCCAGTACTTGGGCCATTGGTTCAAGACCTGAACTTCTTGCGTCCAGTAGTCGAGGCAGTAGGCGCCCGCGCTTACCCAGACAACGGTCAGCAAAAGACTTTTACACGCCCAACGATTACCACACACACCAGCGTTGCAACACAGTCAACTGAATTGTCTGCAGTATCTGCAACAACAATGGTCATTGCGGCGAACTCAGTTTCCAAGACCACACTCGCTGGGCAAGTCACCCTTTCGGCACAGGACATCTCGTTTACGAGCCCCGAAGCAATGTCGCTGATTTTGAATGACCTCATGGGCGAATACATGATTGCTTCTGACAACTTGGCTGCAGACAACTTGCTTGCCGCCGCAACGTCATCTGGTGTTTGGGACGGAACAGTTGCCGACTTGCTAAAGAGCGTGTACGACTCAGCAAGCGACATTTCAAGCAACCGCAACTGGTTGCCAACTCACATGTTTGTGTCAGTTGATGTTTGGGCGCAACTCGGCCAGCTTGCAGACACAACGGGCCGTCAAATTTTCCCGTTGATCGCAAACGGTCTGTCTGGTTACAATGCTGCAGGTTCGCAGAGTGCAACCTCATGGAACGGCAACCCACTCGGCTTGCAGTTGGTAGTTGACAGCAACTTTGCTGCCAAGACCATGGTCATCACCCGCGTTGGTCAAGGTGCAGGCGATGCTTACGAGTTCTACGAGTCAATTCGTGGATTGCAGTCATTTGAAAATCCTGCAGTTTTGGGACGCAACATGTCATTCCACGGCTTCGTGTCAACGTTTGCTGCAATCCCAGGAATGATTCGCAAGATTACCCAGGCCTAGTCGAGAGCGGAGCTACCGCTCATGGCTACATACACAGTTACTAACAAGTACCTGATTGACAACTTTGCCGTACTGCAACTCCTGACCCCCAGCGAGATTGCAGTCGGCAGTTCAATCACGGTCGCTGGAGTTGACGCAACATTCAACGGCACCTACACGGTGCGCGCGTTGCCACAGTATTTGTTTGTTGGCATAGATACGCAAGGCGATCTGCTTTACGACTATCAGGTGCCAATTGCTGATCAGGTGCTTTACGCCAAGACCGCTGACGATGTTGAGCGTGTCGCCGCGTCTGGGACTGTTGCCAATGACCCTGTTTGCACTTGGGTGACGGCCGCGCAGGTCATGTCTTACCTTGGCATCACAATCACAAACCCATCAGACGATTACACATTGCTAACTCAATCGGTGTCAGCTGGTAATCAGTTTGCATATCGCAGGCGTCAGGAATCGGGCTATATCGACTCCCTAACGACATCGCCAGGCGGTGACGCAACATTGGGCACCTTGATGTATTGCGCCGCTCTGTGGCGCTCTAGGGGCTCAATAGAGGCAACCTACGCCACGTTTGACGGCATGGGCTCGGCACCACAGCAAAGCCTGACCCCGATCGTCAAGCAGCTGCTTGGCATCCCACGTCCAGCGGTTGCCTGATGTCGTACACCGACCTATTTAACGAAGCGATTGATGATGTCACCGCAACGCTGACCGCTGTGTCTGGTTTGCGTGTCGTAAATGACCCAACCAAACTTGCGCCTAATTGCGTGTACCTTGACGCACCAAACTTCACCACGTTTGCTGGCAACGGCAACATTGTCCGTCTTGAGTTTCCGATCAAGGTCATTGGCTCTGGGCCTGCAGGTCTGCCGGTACTCCGATCAATCTTGAGCATCGTGGCAACCGTGCTTAACTCGCCGATCATCGTCATGGCTGGCCGTCCGTCAAGCCTAGAGATCGGTGGCGCGTTGTACCCGTGCTACGACCTTGATTGCGCTATCCAAGCCCAGACCGCATAATCCACTACTACCGAATACAAATCATCTACTATCAGAACAGAACTTAAGGAGCAAACATGCCAGCATCAACTTACCTCTCGAACCCAACAGTCAAAATTGGCACCGCAATTGGCACCATTGTTGACATCACCGATCAGGTCAGCGCAGCAACGTTGACGGTCACCGCGGAAGCTCTTGAAGATACCGCATTCGGCCAGACATCCCGCACCATGAC